CTTGGCTCTTGAATGAGAGTAGGCCACCTTCGGGTGGCCTTTTTTTGCGTTGTGTGTAGCGCGGCGCGATATTCGTAGCGGATCTGCGCGATAATTGGCTGGAATAAATACTTACAAAATGGGCAACTGAGTTTCAAATTCTCACCTCGAATTCAAGACTCAGTTGCCTTTCTACTAAACGTCTACTCGCTCAAACTGGTGCTGATGCTTCTGCATCGACTCCAACCCATCTCTGACGGACCACAGTTCAACAACCACCAGTCCGACATATTCGGTAGCCAATACGGTCGAGGTGCCGGTAATGCCTGATTCGCTGGTCAGAAGGGTCTGGTTGTCGGCGCGTCGTAGCTGGACGACGTAGGTTGTACCGGGCTCCGGACCTGTCGATCCGAATAATGTATCGATGGCTTGATCGGCTTGGCCGAGACGGTCTCTGTGTGCCCAAGACACTGCCACGTCACCAGTAATGCTGGCTGGGTAGAACTGTCCACCTATCTGGAACTGCCCCGGTGGGTAGGGACGGCCCTGGCGGCCCTGCAGCTGCAGGCTGTCCACTGCAGCCAGACTGGGGTCCAGCTGACCTTCGCTAGTGTTGGTCAGCAGCTTGGCCGCCATCGTGGTGTTCATTGAGTAGGCAACATCATCACTGACCGCATTGTCGCTATAGAACCAGATGCGTGATCCTGCCGCGTGCTGCTGAGGAACGGTGTCGGCACAGGCGCGGGCGATGGTGCAAGTCCCGGTGGCAGGATTGAGTGCGTCGATACGGACCACTTCGTCATTGATCAGAGCTACGCTGCCAACCTCGACAATATCCAGCCAGCTCGGTGAGCCGATCAGAATACTGGTGGCCTGCTTGTCGATCGCTAACGTCAGCAGCCCGCTGGGGCACCAGTCGCCAGTCTTGCTGTCGATGAACTCACCGCTACCCCCAACACGGGTGGTCAGCGTGTAAGAGCGTGATTGATCGTTGGGGGCTACGGCAACCGATGCCAACCAGGCGGCGCTGGGGTCCACCAGAGCTAAGTTGGGCGGGTCCAGACGCGCAGCCAGATCCATGTAAGGCACCTCCAGCAGTCGCCGGTGAGTGATCGGTGCGGGCGTTCTATCCGGTGGCACCCATCCACTGGGCGGCACGGCAACATAACTGCTGCTGGGCAAGCCGAACACATCCTGCAGTGCGGTGATGGTGATACGACCATCCAGTAAGGTGCCATCCTCGATCTTGCCTGCCCGCACCACCACCTGTTCAATCCCACGACGCAGAGACCTGATGCGGAACGGCTCACCGATATTGATATCTCGTGCCCGGCGATCCAGCACCACTTTGAACCGCTTGAGGCCCGAGGTTTTGATGCGTAAATCACGTTCGGCCAAGCGCCCAGCGATTTCACCAGTCGGACATCCTGGATACTCAACCGTCTCGGTCGATCGGCCCCGGTAACGTGCCGCGACCGCCGCATTCACCGCTCGCACCGTTTTGCTCTCGCCGTTAATCGCATCAACATAGCGCACGATCAGCTCGCTGGGGATCTCGTCAGCGGCGGTATTTTCATCCTCAAGCACTTCCAGCAGACCCGAGTCTTCATCGAACAGCGGCAACTGGTTAACGTCATAATCATCCCGCAACAGCCGAATACTAACCAACCCGGTGCGGCGATCATCGAAGATCTCGGCGCTTATATGGGCACAGATAGTGTCACTGAAGCTTTTGAACGAGTCAGAGCGCTTCCACTCTAGACACAGGCCCAACCCTTCGTTGTAACAGCGGTCAGCGGCTGCACGCCAGGCAGTATCATCCATCCAGGCACGGGGCCAGCCTCTGAAACGAGAGCCCGTACGCACCAGATACAGGATGTGGACCGGGTTCATCGCCTTGATCTCGCCATCCGCCAGCCAGATGAACTGCTTTTCGGGGTACCAGGCACCTTCGCCGTCCCATAGGCGATTGCCACCCCGGCGCAGGATCTCCCATGCCTTGGGATACGGGTTCATGCTGGTGACCAGCCCGGAATAAAAGGCGGTTGTGATCCCTTTGAACGCGGGCACAACACCGCCCAGCATTTCGGCTAACTTGGGCAGCACACTCTGGTTTTCTTCACCGAACATGACATCCAGAGTGCCATCGATACCGCCCTCACCACTGTCACCGCCAAACACCTTTGGAGCGTTCAGGTGGATTTGCTGATTATCGGTCACTGAGCCCCGCCAGATCCGTTTCTTGCTGGCCCGGATCTCCACAAGCTCATCAATCGGCATACCCAGCCCCATGTGAATGTCGAAGTAATAGCGGTAGCCAACCGTGACCTTGCCACCTTTACTGCTACCGCCCATCCGTTTCACCCCGTACAAATTCGACCAGATAAACCGCCAAGGCATCGCCTGTCTTCAGTAGGACATCCGCGTCAATGCCATTACGCACAAAGTCGAGCCAATCCAAGTCATGTCGCTTAAAGAAGGCCCGAGATTGTGAGTGACAGTAACCTTGACGGCCGTTCCAGGTTGGCACCCGATGGAGGTCATCAATCGTGATTATCACTTTTTACCTCCTCCTGACTTAATCGGTCGGGTACGGTAATTGCCGACAGTTAGCACCATCCAGCCCTTTGTCCAAACTTGACCAAATACCGCTGACTGGGCCGTGCCTTCTTCTGCCTGGGGGAAACTGAAGTCTTCCAGTGCGGCAGGCTTGGGCTTTGCCGGTTTGGGTGCCAAGGCCACCATAATGGCGAACGAAGCTACCAGTGTGATGAGAACGGGCCACATACTTTCCTCCTACCAGACCTGGTCGCCATCGAAAGGACTTTCACCCTGCAAATGCGGGATACCCCTGAAGTTGGCGTCATTGTTGAATTTGTCGCGACAGGTTTGTGCCATGAAGTCACAGCCGGGATAGATCCGCACGGTAAGCCCAGAAGGCACCCCGGCCGTGCCGGCCATCAGGGATAACTGACTACCGATGTGGCGTTCGATGTGACGGCGTTCAAATTCACCATTGCCGATTGGCCACTCGATATAACCGGCGGTAAACCAACCATCGGGATAGGCCTCAAACGCGCCGCTGTAGATGGATTGACCATCCATCGACTGCACCAGAGTTTCCAGCCGGTGCGCCGACATATCCACGCGGCAGCGATGATCGCCCAACACGGCCGTGCAGGTGCGCATGTAGACATCTGTCAGGCCGGGCTCACCCATTTCGGACTCACGAGTCACACATTTGATGCGGCATCGGTCAAGCGCTGCCCACTGCACGGTATTGATACGGCCGCTCCAGCTGAGCCGGGCCTCATCATCGCCATAGTGCATATCGAAGATCGACAGCCCTACCGGCTCACTGGGCGGAAAGGAGCGATACAGTTGGGCCACGCTGAGGTCGGCCGGGGCAGTGATAGTCAACGTGTCCGAGCGAGTTTCGCCAGACAATTTCAAACCGCTGTCGCTGATGCCGCCGGATACCGCACGAAAGGTCTGCGTCTGCACGGTGACATCCCGCTCCGCTGTACAGTACAACCAACGAAACACGCCGCGGCTAAAGCTATACAGACGCACCGGCTGTCCCTGGTCCAGGGAGGATTCAAGCTGACTGAAGCTCATCGTCGCGTACTCCTCTGAAAGTCAGGTTGGCCGAGGCCACCCCTTCCGAATCGGTCAAATGATGGATCTCGATGCTGTCCGACTGGCTGCGCGCCAACACCAACCAACAGATACGATAAACGTCCTCGGGGGCAATCTGCACACCCAGCGGTTGATCGATGGAGAGACGCTCCAGGGTTGGGCTCAACTCGCTTGCGGTGGTGATCTTTCGGTAAAAGATTTGCCCATTGCGTAACTGGATGCGGATGTGCTGCCGTCCCACGGCGTTGAGTGCAAAGCGGCTGTAACCGATATTCACCACATCCAGCGACAGGCCCGTATCCACCACAATGGCTGTCAGAGTCAGATCATCTGCATGGGTAGGTACCCAGACAGGCCGTTGACGACCGTTGAGGGTATACAGCAAGGACCTGAACCGCGCCCGCTCGGCACGCCCTAGCTCCAGCCAACGCCATTTCATTACGGGCATTGGCTGCCTACCGATATCGGTCACCAGCGGCTTGGCGGTCCGGCTATCAAGTGTTGTGGTCAGGCGCTCCAGCGTATGGGTCAGATCCTTGGATTCATCCGGGCGCTCTTCCAGCACTGGCCAGCCACGGTATTGCGGCAGATCCTCAACACTCAACGCGGGCCAGTCGTTGGCTTCCTGAATCAGGAACTCCACTTCAGCCTTCATCGCCGTATCAGTGAGGCGACGAACATCCGGCTGACTGGTCAGCAATGCCGGCCGGGCGGGATACAAACGAGTACCGGCAGGCCAAGCTTGCTGAGTCTCGCGTTTGAGGTTTAACCCAGCAGCATCCAGCGTATCGATCTCAACCACTTCATAAGCGTCACCTTCCAGGCTTTGCAGCATGGCCAGTCCGCCCTCGTAAAAGTCGCGATGCTCGGTTTCGCACTCGATACGCACCGCACCAATCGGAACGGGTACTGAAGTAATCTGGATATCCGGCCAGATCGGTAGTGCCCAGATACGATTGCCCCAGCCGAACAGCGCCATATCAAAGTGCTGACGTTGGGTGCCTTCTACCAGAACTGGGGCTGATAGTTGGCGGCGCGGGCTGGTCCGCAAAGCCCGGCGTTGTTCGGCCAGCGTTTCGGAGGCGAGGATATCGGTCAGCCACTCCAGCTGCTCGTTCACACCATCGCGCCAATTCGGGATAAATGACCAGGCGATAATACGACGCGCCGTCAAATGCAGCCCCGGCAGTTCGCCATGGCTGAACTGCCACACCAGCCCTATATCCAGTACCGGCGAGCCTTCTGTGGTCACCGCCAATTGATAGACCCGTTCCTGCAGCGGCTGGAACAATAGAGGCGGCTCGGGCTGATCGCGTAACTCCAGCCCCTCATCCAGCCCTATAATGGCCGTTAGCGTCTTGGGCTCCAGGTGCGCATTCCATACATAGACCGGCTGCGTCTGGGTTGACACGACATTGCCAAGATCCAACACTTGCGGCGCGACGTGAATGCGATAGTAGTAGTCATGCTGAAAGCAACGCATGGCCTGGGCCGTGATGGCACGTCCATTGGCTTCTACCGGCCAGTGCTGAACAAGCCACGTCTGCTGTAACGCGATCGTATCGTTGGCGAATGGGCTGGGCGTAAACTGATTAACCCAGGTGAATTGCGCCAGATCCGTGGTCAGGTGAGTGTTAAACACCTGACCTTCGGCTGGCTGAAGGAGCTGTCCTGCCAGGGCGACCATCGTCATGGCCCCTCATAACGAATGGCCCAGCCCAGAGTGCCGGTATGATTACCACGCCAGCTGAATCCATCGCGCCCAGTAATATTCTTGCGATACCAAGGAAAAATCTTCCAGCGATCACTGCCAATAGTGATGACTTGGCCAGGAGTGTAATGATCCAGCCGGGTGTAACGAGCATGGTCAAGGTCAGCAATTAGACTGATGCGGTTTTCAAAGCGGGCTTTGTAAGCACGTATCGGTAGTAGTATGGCCTCGCTATTCCAGTCATTCGGGAGAATGTTTACTAGCGGTTTGAGGGCATCGACACCAATATTAGAACAATTGTAAGTGGTGCCCCACCACCAACCATGAGTATCCAGGTCGCTATATACCAATGACTCAGTTGCATGGCCTGCTGCAGTACCACCCCCAGACCTCCAAAACAAAGCAGGACAGAAAACATTGGTGCTATAAGATGATCCACCACCAGCAGGCGATATAGAAATTCCGTAGCTATATCCAGTTGCAGCTTTGTTACCTGATGCACCCAGCCACATGCCAGATCCTGGCAAATTATCGACGGTAGATTGGCCAAATGCACACCACTGATAGACATCCACGTTGTAGTTGATAATGCAGTACACCTCGGCTTCGAATACAAAAAGTTCGTATCCAACCGGCCAGTCCAATGCTGGCAAGGGTGTGCCGGAATATCCTGTAAACGGCCCCATCTGCACCACATGGGGCGCATCTCCCGTTGTCAGCCCAGTGCGGCCCAGCAGTCGCAGATATTCGCCACTCAACTGCAGCCGCACAAACATGGTGTCCTTGTGTAACACCTCTTCACCAGCATTCCAGGTCCATCCCTCCGATGTACAGGCCGCAACAAGGGCAGATCGAACGGCGGTCATATCGTTAGCCGTGCCAGAGTAATAAGCCATCAGGTATCCATCCTCAGTGCGTAGTAATCGGTATGTCCGGTGCGCCATACGTCCTGCACCACAACGAAGGTCTCGCCGTTAATAATCAGGGTGTTCTCAACAGCGTTATCGAAGCCGGTGATATAGAACACGCCCTCCAGAGTGCCCCAGATATTGGCGCTGTTGTCATGCAGCTCGATGGGCAGCAGGTGATAGATACCGCCGGTATCACGCAGGTTTGTTTTGGTACTGGAGATGGCATTACCGGCAATGAGGTCGTTACCCCAGGGATAACAGTGCGGCTGCATCCAGCCATCATTGGTGCGCAATTTCATATTGGCCCGGTTGCCCTTGAAATACCCGGCATGCACCGTTTCGCTGAAACGGGTAGCAGCGGCACCGGTCAGCATGCCGCCACACACCAGCGGATAGGGATACTGGCTCGGGCGCGCATAAGGCAGACATTTGCCGACATAGGCCGACTCATATACCGGAGTGCCAACCTTCATCATCAGGGCAATCCGCTGGGGTGTCAGCGTCAGCCAGTAGTCCACACGCTGGTTATGGCTGGGCACACCTGACAGCGCAGCGCCCGGCTGATGGTCGAAGTCATTCCCCGGTACGTAGCCGGTAAAGCCACCCGCCACCAGGTTGTAATAGTCGGCGTCGACATTGTGATAGGTACGGAAACCCACGAAAATTTCTTCGGTGCCACTGTACCCCACACCTTTCAGAATCAGCTCCCGGTTTTCCAGCGTGGTGTCATAGCGCAACACCTGCCAGCTGTTGGCGGCGGCAAAATCACGGATCACCTGCAGCATGTTGTAATGCGCCAGCTGACCGTTGCTGTTATCAACAAATCCGATGGTATGTGGCATTAATCCATCCCCAGTATCTGCCGCACGGTGGCGGCGTTATCTTGTAGTTCGACATAGAAGCGTTCACGACCGGCGCGGCCCCAGGTACGGTTCAGCACGAACTCATCAGGCATACCGACGAACACATCCACGTTGTTCTTCAAGGTGCTGCCGATACCGGCCGGTTGTGCCAAGGGCGCATTGGCTGAAACAGCACCGCCATCGGCATAACCCTGGAAGCGTTGCAGTGCGGCCATGCCATCGCGGCGGAATGCCTCCATAAAGGCCATGGCGCCGGGTTCACGCATGCGTTCTTGTGGCTGGACGTACTCGCCGGCATGCACGATGCCTGCGACGTCGTACTTGGCACCGGGACCGGTATAGCCGCCATCGGCAAAGGCGTTACTGGCCAAACCGGAGGTGAGCGCCATGGTGGAAACAATGGCCGAGTTGGCACTGGTGGCGTTGGCACCGGATGTTGCCAAAGACGCCAGTGCTGCCGCCGGTGACCAGGCACTGGATACGGCACCAGCCGCCGCGACCTGCTGCGCCACGGTGGAGGTCAGCGACGCACTGGCCAGGGCGCGGTTAACCAGGTACTGAATCCCCAGCTTGATCAGCGCTCGCAGGATGTCCACGGCCACGGTTTTGGCGACGTTGTGCAGGATGTCCTTCAGATTTTCGCCCTCGACTACGGCCCGTGCCAGGCCATCCGCCAAACCATCTGCCCAAGTTGAAGCCGCACTGCCGAGGATGTCTGCCAGCGAAGACTGAACGGTGGTGAAGTCATCCAGCACCTGGCCGAGCGCCTCCACCCACAACGTGGTTTCGTCACCAAACCCCAGCGTATTCAGCAACTCGGCTGATTCCACGTTCAGACGGGCGATCTGGTTATTGTAGTACTCGGCGGTCAGGGCACCGGCCTCAAAGGCGGAATTGAGGGCATACAGGCGACCCGCCAGACTCAGCAGCGCACCGTCGGTTTCTTCCCACAGGCGGCGCAGCTCGCCGGCGAACTTTTCAAAGAAATCCATCCAGGGGTCGAACCCCGGCATGCTCTCGATAATCGCCTGAATGCTCTCACGCTGCTGGTAAGCTTCAGCGTCGGACTGATTACGTTCCAGGGCAGCACGTAGCCTTGTCGCTTCCGCTTCATCCTTGCGCAGATCAATGCCTTCACGCAGCAACTGGTTGGTCAGCTGGATCATCTTCGCCTCGATCTCGCGCTCCTTCTGAGGCAGCTTGAGCAGGCGGGCCTGCTCTTCGATCTGGCGGTTGATCTGACGCATGGGGTCGATCTGGTTGAGGTAGCTCTCGCGGGTTTTGGTCAGCTCCCGGTTGTACTGCTCCTGCGTGATAACACCCCGTGACAGGAGTCGATCCGCCGCCTGACGGGCCGCGTTGTAACGGGTCTGCACGCCGATGGTGGCGGTGTAAATACGGTCCATCTCGGACTGCACCTGGTTGGCCTGCTGGATCAGCGCAATCTTCTGCTGCAAGGCAGCGGCTTCCTGCTGGCTCAGAGTGATCTTGTTGCCCAGCAGTTGCTCTTCGATGCGGTCAAACTGGATCTGGGCTTCGCGCTCGGGTTTGAGCATGTACAGACGCGACAGCTGGTTATCCAGCTCGGTGTTGACCTTGGCCAAGCGATCAGCGCGGCTGAGGTCATCCTCACTGGTACCGCGTGACTCACGCAGGGCATCGTTGGCGGTGGCCAAGGCCAGGATGTTCTGGGCCAGCTCTGAGTTGACATCGATCTGGTTCTTGCGCAGGAACGCGAGGGCTTGTTCTCGGCCACTTAAATCCTGCAACCCATCAAATTGACGCTGAAGCGCGTCCAGGTATTGCTCGGCCGCTTTCAAGGCTTCAGCGGATGGGCCAGTGGCGGCCAAGCTTTTCGCTACTTCACCTGTACCTTCCAGCGCACCCTTGAGCTGATTCAGCTTGCTTGTGAATTCGGCGGCTGTTCGGCCTTCTTCGTTCAGGCTTACCATCAGCGCCAGCATCTGCTCTTTTGTCTGCTCGGATAGATCACCTGAGTTCTGAACGGCTTCACCCAGCTGATCAAAATCAACCTGCATACCCTGTGAGGCTTGTGCCGCAGCTTGGCGTACTTCTAGCAACAGTGCTTTGGTTTCGGCAGACCAACCAGCCGCCTGAATCGCACGACCTGATGTTCCCAGCCATCCACCGGTATCACCCTCGGGAGTTGCCAACCCAGCCAGCTCCTGGGCCGCGCTTGTACGTTTATCCTGAATCTTCTCAATGCCAGTCGCCATATCTTTCAGCGCCTGGTTTTGCTCCAGTTTGGAAATCTTTTCCAGTTTGGCGAGCGTTTTATCCAACGGTGCCTGAAGGTCTTCCAGTGCCCGGTCTACACGCTCGGTAGCCGCTTCGGCATCAGCACCGAAATCGATAAAAGACACAGCCAGCAAGCCAACCGCCGCCACAACACCGGCAGGGCCACCCAATGCAGCAGCAACGCCTGCACCGGCCACCTTCAACCGGTTGAGCGTAGTCAGGAACAGGCTATTGGCAACGCGTGCCTGAGTGGCTGCGGCTGTGCTGGCATGAGTCGCCTGCGTCAAAGTAGCAGTTGCAGCGGCTGCCTGTCCGGCAGCAGCGGAGCGCGCCTTCAAGGCCGCGTCCAGTCGTGCCTGGGCCGCAGTATGCGCATTGGCTGCTTGTGTGGCTTTTGCTTCGAGAGCGGCTTGAGTCCCCAAACCTCGGGCCGCTTGCGCCTGCGCAGCAGTACGTTTGGCTTCAGCTGCTGTAGCACGCACCTCAGCCTGTGCACTGATAACAGCGGCTTTGGATTTTTCCAACTCAGCGACTGCAGCACGATTAGCCGATACGGCTACGCCTTCAAGCACTTTGGCATGGTCCGCAACGGCCAGAGTGTTGGCACGCGTCTTGGCGATATTATCCAGTGTAGATTCCGAGAAACCTTTCAGCGCGGCCGCACCACGTGCAAATGGCAGAATCAATGCCACTTGCAGCGCCACACCCAGTATATCCAGCCCCTCAGTCAGCCGATCAACCCCATCTGCCACCAGTTTAATGCCATCAGCCAAACCTTCACTGGAGCCAGTATTTGCGCTCAGCGTACCAATCAACCGAGTAAGGGCACTGTTCAACTCGGTGGAGGCTTGAGAAACCAACGTGACACGGGTCCCAAATTTTTGAGCCACGCTTTCAGCCGCCGCCTCCAGCGCCTGAACGAGTACATCAGCGGTCAATTGACCGGCGTTTGCCATTTCGCGCAGCTTGCCGATATCGACCTCCAAGCCATCAGCAAGCGCTTGTGCCAATCCCGGCGCTTGCTCCATAACCGAGTTGAACTCCTCGCCACGCAGCACGCCGGAAGCCAAGGCCTGCCCAAACTGGACCATGGCCGCTTCAGCGCTTTGAACAGAGCCACCGGAGATCGCCACAGCCTGACTGACTGTCTGGGTCAGTGCTGCGGTCTGTCGCTGAGAGATGTTGAGCCGGTCAGCATTTTGTGCAAAACGCTGGTAGATCGCGGCGGTCGAGTCCAACTGTTGACTGGTGGACCGTGCGATACCGTACACATCCTGCGTGACTTGGCCCAGTTCTTCTTGAGTATCCGTCACCAGGCGCAGGCGGTTTTGAAAGGCGGTCCAAGCATCGGCCGTACTGACAATCTGATTCAGGCCATAGCCCGCGGCAATCGTTAAGGTAGCGGCTTTGACAGAGGCCGCCAGAGCGGTGAGTCCACCTCCTACTTGCCGGTTGGCTTGATCGGCCTGCCGTGCAGACACCGTAGCCTTATCTAATGCCGCATCATATTGACGCGTAGTATTGGCAGCGTTGGCAGTTTGGCGAGATGTATTCGCAGTAGAAGCACCCAGGGAGCCGATGCCACCCGCAGCCGAGCGGCTGGCACTGCCGGCAGAGCCTGCGCTGGCAGTGGTTTCATCCAGCGCCGCGTCGAGCTGACCGAGCTGTCGGATCGCCTGCTGGAGGTCGGCTTTGATGCGGAGTGCGAGTTCGAGATCTTTATTGGCCATAACATCACCTGAGAGATATAGGTGATGGTGGCATTGATCAGGCGGAGGGTAATTTGAACGGGGGCAAAAAGTGTCTTTGGCCGTGAAGCGGTTGGGCGGAGGGCGTTATTTCAGCCCTGAGATAATCAGGGCTGCGATCAACATGCCTATCCACCCTTGCGGGGTACAGAACAACACCGTCATGAAAAACCAAAATCCATCCATGCAGTAACACCTTTGTTGATCAATACACTAGAGCGTTGCGGTCATATCGAGTTCCTGAAAATCTGAAGGATCATACGAGCGCAGTATTGCCATCCCAGTAGAGCGCTTTGGGTTTGAAATGCGGGTTCACCTCTCGAACGATATGCCCCCGCATCATTCCATCGACAGTATGTGCCGCATCCGATGGAGCGGTGAAAATGCCGTAGTACCGGAACCGGTTGGCAGCTGCACCTTTTCCACAGGGCTCGCGAACAATCCTGATTGGGCGCAGCTGGGCATCCCGCTGAAGGTGCTGAGATGTATGCTCTCCAACCCTTTCGACCTCCGTAATTTGGTATCTAATATTTAGAAGCATGTTTACTTCCTCAACTCCTTCAGCAGTTTCTTGGCACCATCGCCACCACACATGGCCAGGTTGGTATCGATCAACCGATCAGCGCGTCTGCGACGTTCTCGGCGCTGGGCTGCGTTGTGGTGAAGGATCAACTGGCGCTCGGTGTAGCGGCCGATGCGGTCGACGTCGTGTCCGTTGGCGATGAGGTCGGCATAGATGTCGGCCCAGCGGAGGCCTGATCGGCTTTTCGCTGCGCTTCCAGCAGTTCCGTGATCGCCCGCGTCTGCAGCGCACGCACGAAAAAAGGGCCGTTCACACCCCACCAGGTCATCAGCAATGCCTGGCCGTCGGCATCGTTGAGCTTCTCGATCCAGGCCCGCTCCACATCAGCGGCCGTGGCCACCAGCTGCAGCACAGCATCAAGGTGTTCGGCCACCACGTCGATCACCCCATCAGTGCTCAAACCGCCAGACCTGAACAGCTCGCCCAGACTGTCGATAAACGGCTGGGCGATCGGGCGGATCTTCAAGCCTTCGACAAAGCCGTATTCCCGCACCGTGATCAACTCTCCATGAATGCGCAGCTGGCGTTCGGGGTTGAGGATCTCCAGGTCATCCTGGTGATCCTCCACCGGCTCCGGCTTTTCGATCAGCCTAGCCATCAGGCAGCCCCCGGCATCAGCATACGGCCATAGCCGCCCAGTTCGGGATCGGGCTCGTTGTGGGCGTCGTTCAGCAGGGTGCCGCCCACTTCCAGGCCGCTCAGGGTGGTGGCGTGAAAATCGATTTCATTCGCCATGTTGAACTTCGCCCGGTACAGCTCGACACGTGCATGGTCGTTGGCGCCATCCACGGTGTTTTCGGCCACCACGATCAGGTAACGCACAATGGAGGTCTCGGTGGCGATCGCAATGTCCTTGCGCGCTCCGTAGTCATAGGCCGCACTGAACGGCTGCACGAGAGCCGCCGGATCGAGGATCTCGATCATGCCGCCCTTGGCATTTTCGATGCGGTAATGGGTGCCTTCGGTCAACGTGACCGGTGCGGCATCGGAGTCTTCCAGCACGGCGCTGCTGATATCGACCTCATCCAGAGCCACGAAGTTACCGGCCACCAGATCCGCAGGCAGGACTTCACCGGTTACGCTGCCTGAGGCCACGGTATTCACTGTGCCGCCCAGACCTATGGCAAAGTTCTCCGGTTCACCGTGGTTGAAGGTCAGAGTAAACGTACCCTCAACACCGGTTTGCATGGTCGCACTGGTACGGCGCTGGCCGGAGTAGGACTCCTGGCGCTTTTCTTCATTGGCGGTGAACTGTGCCTTCAACAGCGCATCACCCACCCAGCGGGCAGACTTGGGCTTGCCGTTCACGTTTTCCGCCAGGAACACTTTGCCCTGCAGTGAAAAGTCTTTCATTGGTTACCCCCTTAGCCCTTGGCTTTCGTGGTGGTTGCCTTGGCCGGCTCCGGGCTCTCGGCAGCGATGATGTCACGCTTGATCAAGAACGCCCGCTGCGAGGCGGTGACCTGAATCTTCGCGTCTTTCTTCAGTCGTTTTCCGTTGTGGGTATGATCCTTCAAGAGGACCACTTCAACGGTTGCGGGTGTGGGTTTCGGGGTGCTCATGCGGTGCCTCCGAAGTAATGGGTAGTAGTGAATACATCGATCCAGAGCAGCGTATTGGCGTCGTACTCCATTACATCGCCCTGGAGCCAGGTAATCGGTTGAATCGGTTTGCCGGGTGTCCAGCCGATCAATGCGGTGCGCACGGCACCAATCAACGGCCGCATCTCCTGCATCACTTCGTCGCCGGTTCGCCCTCTGGCGTTGCGGGATACGGTGATGACACCGAAGGTACAAAGCGCCTGGTTGACGCCCCGGCGCCGGTTGCCTTCCGGGCTATCGGGTGAATTCGGGTTACGCTCTGCTGCCAGCACTACATAGGCGCTGCCGGGACGATAGTCGCGTATGCTTTTGACCGCGCCGTATTCGGCTGCACCACCCACGCCACCAATCAAGCCGGGCACTTGGTCGCGCAGGCGTTTCTGTATGGGAGTGGTGTCGAGGGGTTCGTTCATTAGAAGTCGCTCATGGTTTCGCGGGTGAATTGCCGCTCAGGTGACGACCAGTCAGGCGATCCCGTTCCCGCCGGAGCACTGGTATCCTCGGCGCCCAGGCTGAACTTGCCATCGGCGGTCAGTTGCAGCAGCCGCATGGCATCGTTGTAATCGCGCACGATGGGGTCATCCTTGCTGTCGCCGATACGGTCCTTGTGCAGCATGTAGCGCAGAATGGCACGTGCCCAGGTGGTCACGATCGGCGGCACCGGATTCAGCGGCAGGTAACCGCGCCGGGCCAGAAAACCATCGATCACCGACTTGGCATCTGCCATGGCATCTTCAATGGTGCCCAGCGCCTCATCGGCAACCTCGATCTCTTCGATCGACCAGGTCGAGCGATCGGCACCGGTTAGGGTCGCTTCCATCAGTTCGGAATCAACCACGGCCTCGTGCTCGGGCGTGGCGACTTGGGCCAGCTCTCGGGCACCGGGTCGCTTGGCGAGCTGATCAGGGGTAATGTAACTCATGCATCCACCTGCACGGGTTCAGCCTTGATGGCTGCGATCAGCTCGGCCTTGCGCATGTCGGCATAGCCCTTGACCTCCAGATCCTTGGCCAGAGCTTTCAGCTCATCAACCTTCATATCGTCGAGGTCCATTTCGGCGCCATCCGGCTCGACCACGCCAGCCAGCGTGGCGGTCAGTTCCTGGACCAGTGCGCCGCTGTCTATCAGGGGCTGTATATCCTCGGCAGTGGCTTCGACATGGCCTTGCTTCAGGATCTCGCCCTTCCATTTCACAGGGCGCTCAATGCGGTAGCGGTTCATGATTGCTCTCCAAAAAGGCCATCCGTTGGCGTACAGCTCCTGGGAAACCCTTAACCCACGTTCTGCAGCAGGTAACCAGCGTTCATACCGGTGAGTACCGGAATGCGCTCATACGTCACTGGATAGACCCAGCTCTTGGCGTTGTTGTCGTAGTAAGCCTGCTCGACGATGGGGTGACCCTCCATGGCGTAGGTATAGCCGTAGCTCGGCTCCTCCATGTTCGGGTCTTCAGTGGCAGGCACGTAGCCCAGCACCGCATCAGCCCCCCAAACCTGAGAGAATTTGCCGGCGGCATCTGAGGTCACGGCTCGGCCAACCTCAACCCGCTCCAGATCCAGCAGCGACGCGATCATCTCGGTTGTGATGGAGTCTTTGGATACGTACTTGAAGCGCTCCAGCACCTTGGCGTTTTCGCGGAAAGCAGCAAACCCCTTGCTCGACAGGATCAGAGTATTGGCCTCCATTCCCGTGGTCTCACGGATCGCTTCCTGTCCAGTACGGATATCCTTGGCCGGGTTGTTGGCATCGTCGGTCCACTTCGCGGCAGACAGATCCACCTTGTGATCGGCGTCGTAGCGGCTGGCGTCGCGTGCCAATGCCGCCTGCTCGCGTTCCAGTGCTAGGCTGGCGATACTCATGGCGTTGTTGACCGCACGCTGTCCCAGGTTAATACCCGGCACGGCATTGGCATCGCGCAAATGCTCACGCGGCACCACGCCTTCAAGGGCGTCCTGTACCAGGGCAAACGGAGCACCCAGGTAACCAAATTGGACACGTTTGGTATTGCTGCCCGGAGTACGGCGGATGTTGTACTCCATGAATGCTTCTTTGCCGAAGGTCAGCACTTGACCGCCGCTGACACCCACGCTCACGCGTGGGAACAGGAACATGCCGACGTGGCGCTGGTGGCGATAACCGTTGGCATGAGTGGTCAGGATCGGATCAATGATACGTACTTGAGCGTTATTCATTTGGGACATGAGGAGCCTCCTTCATGGACTCGGGTTATTTCACCAGCAGGGCTTCGAATGCCTGACCGTCGACGGCATCCTGCAGCGCAATAGCTACCCGGACACCGGTGCTGAGCACGACCGCTTTACCTTCGGCCGCCACTTCCAAATCGGCACCATCACTAATTGCACCGCTGGCGATCACGGTGGTGGTGCCAAGCACATCCACCGGCAGGTCTTTTCCATCCAAGGCGTTGGTGCGTGCCACGCCTAAGGCTGCCGCACCGGCAGTGGCAGTGGCTCCGGTAGCGTCGACAAAAGTTTCGGCTGAAACGGTACCGCTAGCGGTACGCGTCAGGGTCAGCAGGGGCAAGGATTGAGACATGAGAGGCTCCTTCAGCTGACCGCAGCCAGCGCAATGTTGTAGTCACATTGATGTTTGGTCTGGTAGGCCAGTGCCTTGTTGTGCAGCGCCAACCGCTCTGCATCGACCGTGAAGCCGGCCGGGGCCGCAAAACTGGCAACACCCGCCGCCTCTTCATCTTCAGCAGCGGACCGCTCGGCAAAATCCACCTGCTGCGGCAGGCACTGCAGGAATTCACGCAGCCACTCGTTGCAAGGTTTGCTGACGGTGGTTTCGCCTTCGGCAAAGGAGACGGTGTCGCTGTCGGTCAGGCCCGCCATAAACGCCACCAATCCATCACGGTCACGCGGCAGTAGCTTGCCATCGTCCACCAGCTGATCCGCAAAGGACGCGATATCCTGCTGACGCCGGGCCTGTTCCTGGTCTTTGATCTTTCGTTCACGCTCGGCCAGATCGGCTTCACGGGACTGCAATGCCGTTTCACGTTCTGCAAAATCAGCTGTTGGTTTCAAAGCCATACTTTCCTCCTCGGGTTGTGCAAATGCGGCCTGGGAGACAGGCCCCTCGACCTCGGTTTCTCGGGCGGCTTCTTCATAAGAGGTAATCACCCAATCGGGAATGACCTTGTCGGCCACTTCTGAATCGCGACTTTCCAGCAGGTACTCCCGCACACCACGCATAAAACGTGTCAGCGCCCAAGAGCCGGCAGTCGTTCCGGGGGCTGCAAACTCCACCGTTACAATCTGGTCAGCGTCGCCGGCGGCAAAGCTGGCGGGCTTCAACCCCTTAACGGATGGAGCCTGGGCACCCAGAAACCCGACATGGCGCAGGTACCACACGCCGGGCTTGGGATTTTGGGGTGAGCTGGGGTGGTAGAAAGACGCACTGATGCGGGGGAAGCGGCCATCGTTCACCATTTCAGCAAACTGGGATTCGACCTGTTCAGGTTCGGCCCGCATAACCTCGCCACTCAACGACACCGCTTTTACCCAACCGTATGCGGGGTCATTCAGATCTGGGTGACCCACAACCAACGGGGCCGCGAACAAAGCAGGATCATAAGCCTCGACTGAAGCTTGAAGGTCCGCCTCGCTGAATGTCAGTTTCTGGCCACTTACAGTGGTGTGATTGCCAGCCTTAAAGATTTCGAGTGCACTCACATGGCTACTCCGGCTTAGTTGGTTGAACTCGTTTTATCGGTGTGGCTGTTGCCAATGAGTTCAGCCTATAAGCGCATGCAGACCGTGTAATTTGAACGGGGGCAAAACTTGCAGACGGGGTGTTTCAGCTCTGAAACAGCAAATGCAGGTCAGGACTGGCACGCAATCCTTTTTATAAAAGCGAAAAGGGCCTTGTGGCGGCTTTTTTGAGGGCTGGTGGCAGTGGTTGTAGCCCTGTGCGCCTGTCAGGGGCTTAGAGAGGCGCTCAGGCGGTTGGTGGTATTATCGACTGGATACCGCCCTGGCGAGGTAATCACGCGCCATGGCCAGCAGGTCGTTGTTATCCTCATCACTGGTTCCCAACCAGGGGCGTGCCGGGATCTTGGTTTTGTGCGCACCGATGTTCGCGTTTTGGGCGAAGTCGGATTTACCAGGTTTAACGAACCGGCTGCCGACCGACCCGTCCCGATTGCGCTTGAAGTACAGGGTGGTATCCCGTGCCTGGTGTTGGATCTCGGCGCCAAACTGATGCACTGCACCGTAGGGGCGATCGGTACCGAAGGCCAGACCTTCGTCATCAATCACACCCCGCAACGTATTCATCAGGTAGCCGCGCAACACCAGAGTCTTGTCAGAATTCTGCTTCTTGCGCTCTCGGTACCGAGGCGAGAGTGGTGCCCAAGGCGTCCCATCGGGCGCACGCTGATCACTGAAACGCTTTCGATGGGTACGGGTTAGGTATTCACGAATGTTGGACAGCAACGGCCGTGGGTTCTCCAGCGCCTCCAACGCTGTGGTTAATGAACGACTGGCAGACTGGTTGTTCAGCTCGATATCGATACGCGCACCGGCCATGGTTTTCTCCTATAATTGGGTTAACCGCGATGAATACGCCCCCGGCGATTGGGCCGCCAAGCATCGCGGGACCGCAGGTGCCGGCCTGCGGTCACTCCTCATCTCTGCTGTACAATCTGACACCCACCCGCATATCGTCGATGTCATGGGCATCGGGCTGGAAAACAGTGATCCCGCTCCACCCATCGGCTGCAATCTCGAACACGGCCAGCGCCGGCAAGATCTGATTCGGCAGGCTGAACTGGGCGATATAGCGGCGGCGAACAATGGCTTTCTTCTGGGCATGGTGCCATTCCAGGCGGACCCAGATCTCATCCGGATCGGTCACGGCTTCGGCCAGTAACGGCAAGTAGCGGCCACGGCCACGCTTGTCGGCTTTCAAAGCGCCAGTGCGGCGATCGGTAAACAGATCCTTACCCATCACCAGGCGCTCATCAATCACGTCACGGTATACAACAGGGCTATCCAGGTCGGCTCCAAACGGTTGCAGGAAGGCCTGGGCATACTCCTCTTGCGTCAGACCTTCGGCCAGCAGCTGGTCGGGGCTGGCCGGACGCGGATCGGGCAGTGGCGCATTGGGACGGGTATTGGGCAAGCCCTGGCCACCGGTTGAGCCAGAGATCGGCGGCTCAGGGCGCTCAGGCGGAATAGCACTCTGTAAACGGGCACGGCCGGGGGTGTACTCGAAGCCGGGATCGATCCCCTCGGGCACTCGTACGGTGCGGGGGCCGCTGGGGCTGCGCTGGCCGATCTCGACCGTTTGCCAGTTCTCAGCCGGGGCATCGCCCAACTTTAGCTGTTGTTGCTGGATGTCATACTCCGACAGGCCGGTGACATAGCACTGGCAACCCCAGCCACCTGGCGGGAAGTGCGCCTTCCACCAAAGGTTATCGGCGCGCAGGATAAGACCATCCCATGCCAGGTGATGCTCACGCGGGTGGGTAACGGAATCGTTATGGTGGTATTGCCAGTACGGCAGTGTGTCGCGGTCGTTCCACAGCTGCTCGAACCGGCCCGCGTTGTAGCTGCTGAACAGGTTGGTTTCATAGATCACCCGGCTGCGCCAGTTGCGACCGCCGTTATAATCCCAACCGTGTTTTGAAACGATGTTGTCAAAATCCTTGCGGAAGTCTTCCAGGGTGCCGCCGTCAGTGATCATGCGTTCGATGGACTCGCGGAAGTCGCCCACGATCGCATCGCGGTTGGCACCGGCCACCATGAACGCCCAGTCATGTTCCAGGGCATAGATATCGGTCCAGTGGCGCGTCGGGATGTTCAGCTTCTGCCGAATAAAGTCGATCTGCTGCGGGAACGGCACCGAGCCATAGGACACGCTGGGCATCAGGTCTGCTCCTCAACCACTTCGTTACGGCCTGCCAGAAAGGCCGCCGATCCGGCCTGTGCCATGGCAGCCGCGTACTGGTCCAGCGTCATGGCCGGGTACAGCTCCAGCAAACGATCGCGCAGCTCTTCCAAACTCTGCACCTGGTCAGCCAAGTCTCGGACCTGATTGACCCAGGCGCTGACACTGGGCGCCACAGCTTTGTGCGTCGCGCCCATCATCTGTGCCGGCGGTTGACCAACGGCCTCGGCAAAGCTTGCCGGCAGTTGGGCGGGCTGTGGCGGTACCGGTGGGGTATCGGGTTTATCCTCAACCCAGCCCTCGCCGTAGTTGTCCTGGATATACCCCAACGTCGGCTTGAAGCCCATGCTTTTAACGGTGCTGTCCCGCTCCGCTCGCTGGTTGAGGTCCTCATCCTGAGCCACCTTGCGATACACCCGTGGTAAAGCCGCGCCCGGAAAGTTCCACTCGGTCAGCCAGCGTGCAATAGTGCGGTTGAAGGATTCACATACCAGGTCGGCGTCAGCTTTAACCAGGTCATCACGCACATCACCTTGAAGGTCATCATTGCCCAACCGGCCCGGCGTACCTTCTGAACTGGCCACCTGACCCATGACGACCTTGGCAATGGCGCGATCCATGCGGTCGACCAGTGACACATAATCCGCAGACCCGCTACGGGCCGCTTCCAGTAACTCAATCTGCATGCCCTCAGGCACGATCAGGCCAGAGTCGGTATTGATGGCGGAAAGCGCCTGCAGCAGCCGGTTCTTTTCCTCAGGGAGCGCATTGCTGCCATAGGTCCCTTTGGCGGTTGGCTGGCCGAATTTCTCCAGGAAGATCAGCCAGAACTTGATGCCGTTGCGCTTGAACAACACCGGCCAGTACAGCCAATGGGCCAACCCCAGACCATAGGGTTCATCGTCATGGTCGGCGCCTGTGCTGAAGGCCCAGAACTTGCGATCGGGCAGCAGCTCGCCTTCCGGGTTGCTGTAGGTCTTCATGCGCAGCCGCATGGCACCATCAAAGCCGAAGCGCTGGCGATCGCGCACCTTGATGGCATCCAGGGTAATGAACCGGCCATCGCGTGCCCAAAGAGCTTCTGCCACAGCAAAGCCATAGAACACACCGAACATCATCTTGCCGGTGACACGGTCCCAGCCAATGTTATTGAGCTGCTCGGTCATAAAGTCCGCAGCCGCCTGGTCACGCCTGGTCTTGCCTCCGGGCTCAACACCCCATTCCTTACTGGTAATGGCCAACTGACGCTGCTGGAACACGCCTGCAACCTGGTCATCACGCAGCACTTGGCGATAGATCTCATAATCACCGGCACCTCTCAGTCGCAGGATTGAATCAGAGGTTGGTTGTATCTGCATGGGGTCAACGTAACCCCTTGTGATATCCCTGCCATCAAAAGTGGTCGCAATTTCGCGCATTTCAGGGCGGGCGCTGCGCCGTGCTGTATCGGCAAAACTGGCTGGCAGGTAGAGGCCGCTCTTTGTCTGCTGCATATCAGAATCCTCCGAAGTCGTTGCCGCCACCGATAGTGCCGAAGCCGGTATCGGTGACGATCACGCCACGGTTGAAGTTATCGTCATTAAGGGACACGCGGCGGCCAGTGGACTGGAAGTCGATTTCAATAGTTGGGCCACTGGCCGCATGAATCGCCAGTCCCAGTGCCCAGAAACGGTCCGAGTGACCATCCGGCGTACGCTCGGCGGTGAATCGCACGTTGCCGGCAGCGGTGACCTGTTTTGTCACCTGCCGCAAGTCGGCGCGGATCTTGGGGTCGTGGGGAATGCGGATCTTGCGGTCTTCCATACCGGAGCGGATCGGATATGCCAGCTGCTCTTTCACAGCGGTGGTGAACGTCACAGCTTCAACCCGATAGGTACCGAACTGATCCTGGGCATCATCGGCCCAGCCAATCCCGAGACCGGTGGCATCGATACAGATGCGATCAGCCTTGGCGAACCAAGGCCAGAGCACGGCTTCCTGCTCGGACTTGCGCATGTTCTGCAGACACTCGACATGGCGGGTGTAGAGCACATCGCCCAGCTTCTCGATCACCCACAGCACGGTCAGGTCTTTCTTGCGGCCGATATCGACGCCGATGAACAGGCGACCACTCTCGAACTGTTGCCAGTCGGTACCGCCGGGGTATTCAGCGGCCGCGATCAGGTCGTATTCAAGGAAGGCCGCATCATCGTCGGCCGGGTTGCACATGTACTCCTGCTGGAAGGACTCTTCATCGGCACAGCCGGAGCGAACGAAGTCGAAATACGCAGCTTCGTCCATATCCTGGCGTTCATCACCTGCAGGTAGCATCTGCTGCAGCTTGAACAGAAAACCCTGATCCAGTGCGTCCTGCAGCGTCACGCGGTGATGACTGATACCTTTGGGGTTGCCATTCTCTTTGATCTCGCGGATCAGCTGATTGAAGAAGTTGTGCGAGCCTCGGTGCGTAGAAATCACTTCCAGAATGCCGCCCCAGGTGATACCCGGATAAGCGATGGACCAGAGATTGCGCGGGTCCGGGTGCAGGGCGAATTCGTCCAGGGCACGGCTGCCGCGCTTACCGGCCTGAGCATCCGGGTTGCTCGACATGCTGTGGATGCGGCGACCGCTTGCGAACTCCAGCACATAGGCAGAGATCCGCTTCTCGGGATCGACGACCACCTCGCCCAGGTCGTTGGCGGCCATGTTCATGATCTTCGCCCACATCTTGCAGTCTTCGATGAACAGACGCGCCTGCAACTCGTCACGGCTACTGACCCACTGGTCGAACCGTGCGCCCTGTGCGGCGGTGCGTTCGTCGGAAGCGTAAGCGGTCGACCAGGACAGGCCGATCTGACGGCCTTTTTCCATCAGCTTCAGGCGGCTGGAGTCGGTGATCCATTTGGATTGGTACGGCAGGAAGATGGCGTCCGGGTTGGCCGGCACAACCTTCGCGTTACCCTTGAACGGCGCAGACATCAGCCAATCCCCAGCGCTTCGCGAATGGCTTGTTTGGTGTCTTCGGTGACACCACCTTTGCTCGGCATGGCCGCCAGTTTTTCCTTCTGTTCCCGCAGCAGCTCCTGCCGGGCTGCCTCGGCGATATCCTCCTGGTACTTCTTCAGCGTCACGCTGGAGCGTGTCAGGGTGGCGATGTTCTTGGCCGCATCCGACAGCAGGCCGATCCGCTGAGCGATATCGACCTCTTCAGCGTCAGCTTCTTGCAGGGACATAATCGACTCGAACAGCTCTGACTGGATCATGGCCGTCAGTGCCTCAGAACGGGCGTCTTCCCGGTCACCGGCATGGGCGCGGATGATCTTGGCCGCTTCGGTGCTGGCCCGAATGGCGGATAAGCGCTTCTCCAGCTTTTGGCCGTAACGGTGTACAGCGCTTCTGCTGGGCAACTCTTCGGCATGTTCTGGAAACCGGCCCTGCAGGTCAGCGATCAGTTCATCCAGTGTCATGCGGTCTTCGACCAGACGCTGCTCAATGTGGCGCTTCACCTCGTCGGGCAGGCGTGCGATGGATGAGCGCCCCGGTCGAGCGATCAACGGCATGGATTCGTCGTGCTCACTCATCCTGCGCACCTCACCAGTACTTCTCTGGGCGGGCGATACCTGGGCGGCAGTCGACCGTGTATTCTGCGATATCGGTACCGAGGCTGGTCAGGTCGCAATGCCAGCGGCCGTCCGGTTTCTTGTCGACATCAACCATTTTGCGATCGAACAGGTAATCGATCTCTTTGCGCAGCTCCAGCGGTGTGGCATCCGGGTACTCGCTACGCACCACCGACAGTACCAGGTGCTCGAATGCACCGATCGGGCGGGCGTTGTTAAGCGTCAGCAGGATCAGCCAGCGCATGGATTCACGGCGTACACGCTCCATATCAATTTGCTGCATTTTGACCTCCTACCAGCCCATGCAACGGTGTGGTTTGCAGCCTGCTCGCCAGACTGTCCAGCTTTGCTTCCAAACGGCTTTGCCCCCGGATGTAGTCTTCGTTGCGAACGTACTTTTCGGGCAGCTGAGCCCGCAGCTCCATCAGGTCACGTTCTACCTTGGTGACAGCCTGATGGTTGCGTTGCTCGCTTTCTTCGATTCGGTTCAATCGTTGATTCAGCGCCTCGAACTTGCTATCGAGCTGCTGTGTAAAGAGCCGTCCTACATACTTGGCCAGCGCCCAGTAGCCCCCGATCAACGTGAGCACGACAGCCACCAGGCTGATCACATCCCGCAGCTCAATTGCCTCCATCTTCATCTCCCTGTAAGCGGTGTATCAGTTCAAACACACGGCCCGCGCAGAGGCCGTACTGGTCATATAAAATCTTCAACGCGATTGCAGCCGCGTCGGGACTGCCATCACCCGGTTCAATCGGTGGTGGGCACGGTACCGTCAAGACCGCTGGCTGCGGCTTGGGCGGCGCGGTTACGGGCTTCGGTGAGTTCGCGCATGACGCGGTCGTCGAAGCGGCAATCAGCACGCAGAGCAGCCGTTTCATGCAGCACCTCCTTGAGTGTTTGTGTGGTCGAGTCGTTGTGGGTTTGGCGTTGTGCAATCAGGCGGTTAAGCCGCTCGCTGGCGGCATTGGCCTCCCGTACCTGCTGTGCGTGTTGTTCAAGCAGCGATGTGAAGCTGGCGACCGTCTGGCTGTCGGTGGCGGCCTGAACGGCGAGCGCCCCGTGATCTCGTCCCACCCAGTAGCCTCCCGCCGCACCTGTAATAAGGGCGGCAAGGGCCAGTGAGACTGTCTTGGCGCTGGGCATCAGCATGATCCAGTCCCCCAGCCCGCGGCCTTGTAGAGTGGTTCCCAGCGCAGAAGAATCAGGCGCACATACTGGCGGTTTTCCTTGCGCGCCCAATCGGCTCGGCGGGTGTGGTACTCAACGCTGTCGAACCACACGGCAGGATCGGCCCCCTTAGCCGACGCCAGGCGCTGATCACTCTGTACCCAACCAAGCCCACCGTTGTAGCTAGACAGCATCATGGCAATGGCATTGCACTCATCTGCAGCTCGTACCCGTACATAGTTCCAGCGGTCGTAGATCACCAGGGCACGCAATGCCCAGCCGGGGTTCATCGGCTGATTACTGCCCAGTGCATCGGGGTAGAGTTCGGCCATCCACGCTGAGGTGCCCGGCATAAACTGCGCCATGCCCTGAGCACCCACCGGGCTGACTGCATCAGGCATCCAGCGGGACTCTTGATGAATCTGAGCGGCAAAGGTCGCAATGGGCGCGTTCAGCCCCCAATACGCATGGGCACTGCGAATCAGCGTGCGTTGATACTGCTTGGCGGCGGCCGGAATGGTGGATGCCTCGGCAGGCTGGCAGCTAACGATCAAGACCAGCAAAGCCAGAATGGACAGCACCCAAGCCGGCGCTTCGACGTTGCCCCAGACTTTTGCAAACCAGTCCATGGTCACAGCCCCAGCGTCAGGCCCAGCACACAGGCCAGGACGATCAGAGCGCGGCGAAGGGTGGCGAGGGCAAAGGCCCGCAAATAAGCATCAGCAGCATCAAGACTCCCCCGATCAGCCCAATGTCGATATTTATCAAGAGCATCATGAGGCCGGGCATACGGAAACAGCGTCCGATCCAGCCAATACGCCAACACGGCCGCAATGGTGACCAGCGCGATCTTGTACAGCACCACCGGCAGCTGCTGCGGGCTGATCAGGGCAATCCCGGCCAGCAGAACAACGCTGACGAGAAGCCAGACAACCAAGCGTGGAATGGGCAGTTTGGGGAGTTTGGGGAGCTTTGAGAGCAGGTTTTGCAGCATGTCGGCGTCCTCTGACTGTTGTGGGTACAGTCAGAGCATGACGCCGATCAGGTAGGGAGTAATTTGAACAGGGGCAAAATCAGTTCAGCGGTGTGGCTGGCATGCTTGTGATTCAACTTAGCTGGAGATCAGTATGCAACCCTCAATCTATGAAATACATCACCAAAAAGTTTTTGCAGTTGCCAAGGCTATGGATGCGGTTGCTTTGCATCAGGTGAATAATTTGCTCGGTCAGCTACTTCAAACGGGAGCCTCATTTTCTGAAGCAAATACAGAATTGCAGCACCTGTTCTTGCAGATTTCGGCAACCGACTAGGTATTGGCATTAGAAAATTTCCAGCCAATTCGTTTGCTAGCGCAACCTGGATCGCCTGTTGGTGACGTTCCAAAATCACGCGCCATACCTCTACACTAACGGGCGGCCATTTTCCTGTAAAAACGAAATGTTCTTGCGCCGTATCGGCCTGGTCTTCAAAACGAGGCTCATAGGGCAAAGCAGCGAAATCACGGAAGTGGTTTTTAAAGTCGTTGTTCAAAGGCCAGAGGGCCTCGACAACTTCCCAACCTGATAGCTGAACAGGTGGGCTGTTTTGCCAATCAGGGCCGATGACTTCTGCGAAATATTCAAACATCAAGACTTTATCCATAGCGCTTAACCTCCCTATCTAAAATTCCCGCTCAACCAAAACTTGATTCACTGCCTCGGTGAAACTTCAATAACACCCGACTTACCCGGCTCAAAAACACAGTTTGCTGTATATGGAATATCCACGCCCATGGCGTTTTGAGCATCAAAGTTCATGGTCACCACCACATTACTGGTCACTGGCGCAACATAGACTCCCGTGCCGGTAAAGGCATGAATATCCACCTTACTCGGAATCAGCGCATTCGCCTTGATCATCTCTGCACATTCACCAATTGCATCGGGTGTTGACCAAGCTTTCTCGGCTTGCGTCAAGAGTTTGTCGGCGGACTGCAGCTGAAACTCATCCATTGTCAGACGTTGGCCGTTGGTGCAGTCCACCCAGAAGTGGAGATGATCAAGACTGCTTTTGGAGGTGCTAAGCTCTGCCATCTCGACCCGATCACATTTCCCGGAATCGATTGCTTTCTCGGCAGCTGCCTGCCTGAATGCCTGAATCTCTTCGAGCCTGGAACCATACATAGCGACCGTCTTTGGATACCCACTTTGGGTATAAGGGGCGAGTGCACCTGATGACATGCGACTGGAATAATCGCCATCCGTAACGGGTGGATACTCTGTTTTCACTGCCCTGACCTTATTGTCATTACCGCCAAACAGGACGTAGAGCACAAAGGCCATAAAGCCCAATAGCAAAATTACACGAATCATATTCCCTCCTTAGATCATTTGCAGCGCCAAACCCGCGGTCATTCCCATTATGAACAGCAGCCCGGCATACTCAGGGAATTCAGCCATCCAAGTGACAACACCACCCTTTGAAACCCTATCTTCGAGCGTAGAGGGGTCGTCTGAAAGGTCTGGCTCAGGCGGTGCTTCCCCAGCCAACTGGTGCTTCAAGCTGCAGCGTTCTTCCAGCAGACCAAGGATAAAATGCGCCTGGTCTCGGTGCTCGATATGCAGCTGATTTACCCCCTCCACACCGATCGCCTGATGTATGAGGCGCCAAGTCTCCCAAGGTGGCTCGCCATACTTTTCGGCAAGCGTTTGGACGCGGCTGTTTAACTCTTTCCGCTCATCCTTGGTTAAAAGCCGCCCTGGTACATTGTGGATCTGATAAAGATCCCGTGCTGCCACTTGGTTATTGCTTCCCTCAATTTCCAATTCCATGTCATATCCATCCTTACTTCTTGATGAAATTGCGCCCCGCGACAGTGTTGCCATTACCGGAAACGCTGAACGACGTATCGCCCCCGTTATCAATGATGCTGCCTTTGTTTGACACTTTGCCACCGCTCTTGGCGAACACGCTGGCCGTTGAACGCAGGGCTTTTTTGCCTTCCGGCGCACTCTTTCGGTAGTTTTCGATCAATTGCTGTTCATCTGCCGACAACACATTCAGAGCCTCCATCACCAAGTCAGCATTCCGAAGCTCCAGCCCAGTCAGCAGCATCTGTACACGAGTCTGAGCTTCCGTATCCAACCCCGTCAGCTGCGCCTTGTGTGTCGCATCTGCCACCGCATCCAGCCGACGTTCTAATTCCTGCTCACCATCAGAGCGGAACATTGGCTCTTCCCCTGTCGCCAAGTACTCGCCACGGACATTGAGCTTGCGAATCAACGCTTCGCTCTCTTCGCGCGTCAGGTTCTTAACTTTTCCAGACGTAATGCTTTTAACCCTATCGATTGACACCCCAAGCACTTCAGCCAAGCCAGCCTGACGAAGCTTGCACTCTTTCATGATGGCTTTAACAAAAAACCTTATTTCACTTTTTTCCATCATTCACCTTGATAAGTGAAATATCTTCACTTATATTTAATTCACACACACGCACTACCGGCCACACACCGGGATACACACAAACAGGAGCACGCATCATGTCTCTACGTACCCCAGACGAAGTCCGCGCCGAGTTTAAGCGCAAGGGCGTCTCAATCAGCCAATGGGCTGCTGCCAACGGCTTTACCGTCAACATGGTTTTCGAAGTACTCGCCGGCCGCAAGAAAGGTGTTCGCGGTCAGGCTCACCGGATCGCCGTCAAGCTCGGCCTTAAAGAGGGCGACGTTGTCGAAGAAGCCGATATCGCCAACGCGCTTCAGCGCAAATCTGCCTGAGGAGCCGAATCATGACTGATCTCTACAACGCATACGGCTTCCCCATTAACGCTCCGGTAATCGGTGCTGACGAGCCTGCTCAAGCTGGTCAACCAACCCTGACAACATCGCTTGCGCATAAGGCTCGAAAGCCGCATCGGGCCATCGTCGCTGCTGTAGCGCGCTGCTCAATCCATCTGGGTTATGGCCGCCTGCAGCTTCGGATGCAGCCGCCAAATGGAGCCATGCCTGGGCCAATGCCTGCACCTGGCCTTCCAATTTCAGCAAACGCTCATCGGTCGTCATAGCAGCGCCCTCGGTTAATCAATGTACCGAAGAGCCTAGCGAATTTGAAACGGTTTTACCTATAGCAAAAACCTTTTTTGTTTGGACGCGGCAACAGCCGCATGGAAATACGAGGTTCCAATGAGCGCCAGACGTTGGAAACACTACCAACCCAGCAACATCCGCCGCGCCCTGGAGGGTTGCAAGGAGCATGCGCGTGAACGGCACAACATGAGTGTCGAGCGCATCGCAACCGAGATGGGGCTTGAAGATCACTGGACTCTGTACAAGTGGATTCAGACCGGCCGCATTCCAGCTACACAGATCATCCCGTTTGAGAAGGCCTGCGGCATCAATCTGGTCACCCGCTGGATGGCCGCACATACCGGCAAGCTGCTGGTCGAGATCCCGTCAGGGCGTCAGGCCACGGCTGAGGATATCCAGGAACTGCAGTCACGGCTGCACGAAGTTACTGGCCTGCTGATGCAGTTCTACGCCGGCAACGCCGAAGCCGAAGACACCTTGGCTGGCATCCAGAACGCCATGCAGGCACTGGCCTGGCATCGCGGCAACGTGCAGCAACACGCTCAACCACAACTGGAGTTTTAACGATGGCAGACAGCTATGTCAGCAATACCGGGGTGAAGCACCTAAGGGCCATCAAGGCGCTGTCAGGTCACACGCTGGATGGGGTCAGCAATACCGAGCTGGCACAGGCGCTGAAGATCCCGGCCAGTGGTGTCACCCGCATTATGGCCACGCTGATCGCCGAGGGGTTTGCTGTGAAGCTGGACAACGGCCGCTTTGCCCCCAGCGTGGCACTTCTGCAGATCGCCCAGCGGACCGCCAATGAGCTGAGCAACGGCTCCGATCGGATCAACGAACTTACCCAGCGCATTGCTGCTGGCAGTCGATAAGGACGGGTTTATGAAAACAAAGAGTCAATCACCGCAAGACCAAACTATGCAGATTTTGGGCATGGCCGAGGCAGCCTTTAACCAGCACATGATGGCGCTGGTGATGCAAGGCAATCCGGTGCGTGAGATGGCCCAAAACCATGACATCAAGTTTTTGGGTGAACATAACCCTGAGTTCAAAAACCCCTTGCTCACCGCGCTGCTGATACAGATTGCTGATCGTTTTGAATTGTTGATCCGTGAAGGGAAAACGACCACCCAGTCATTGAAAACAATGCGAATAGACGGACTTTTGGACCGCTATATGGAACTGACTGAACCAGGCGTGGAGGTGCACTGATATGGATCGCGATAGCACAGTTGGCACACAAGAAGAAAACCACGAACTGGAGCTTGATGCTCAGTCCGTGCAGGCAGTGCATGACCTGCAGAACAAGAATGCGGCCTTGCAGAGTGCGTTCAGTGAAGAGCAGCAGCACAAGAACGCGGTTGTTAACCAGCGTATTGGCCGCCGGCAGATTCTTACCATGTTCGAGAAAATCAGTAACGTTACGAATCTGGTTGATCTGCAAAAAATAAAGGAATCCAAGGAATACAAAGGGTTACAGATCAGCATCGATGGAGAAACTCGCAATATTACGACTTGGGCCGACTACTGCCGACTGGTTGAGGGGCGTTCTGTCGAATCCATCGACCTCGATCTGCAGAACCTCAATGCCTTCGGCGAAGAGTTGTTTGAGTCGATGCGCCAGGTCGGTATCGGCCCCGGGAAGATGCGAACCCTGCGCAAGCTGCCAGATGAAGATATTGCGCTGATCCAGCAGGCCCGTGAGTGCGATGACAAAGATCAGATCGCCGAACTGGTCGACAGCCTAGTGAGCAAACACGCCCGAGAGAAACTGCAACTCGCCCAGGAAAAGGAGCAGCTCACCAAAGAACGTGACGACGCCCATGCAGATAAACAGGCACTCGAAGAGGTGGTCTCTGACAAAACCTCCAAAATTCTGGACCTTGAGAAACAGGTCAGCCGCAAACGCCTGGAACGCCTGCCACCGGACGAAGAGAGCCAGCAACTGCGCGAGGAAGCCAACAACCTGTTATTCGATACCGAAACAACTATTCGCCAGCTGGTAGCACCGCTGGAACAGGTGGTAGCCCACGCCAACGATCACCAGCTGGATGTCGGCCACTGGCTGCGCGGGCAGTTGGACCAACTGAGTGAAGCCACCGAGTACCTGCGTGAGCAGCTGGGCATGGTGACCTGGCAGCAATCAACTGACCCGGATCTGGATGGCGAACAGTGGGACGGTCAGGTCATTGATGCGGAGAGGACAGTGCAATGAACACCTTGGCACAGGGGCAGTTCCTGCTCGACGTGGCACAACGTGCCGAACAGGCCGGTCATGGCGGCAAGACGGAGATCTACGCCTCTGCTGCCGAGCAACTGGGTGTGAGTATCCACACGTTGTTACGCAAGCTGTCGGAGATCCGGCCCAGTACCCGTAAACGCCGTGAAGACGCGGGACAGAGCGCCTTATCACGTGATGATGCCAAGGCGATCTCGGCCTACATGATGGACAGCCGCCGCAAGAATGGTAAGCGCCTGTCCTCCCTGGAGGATGCGGTGGAGGTACTGCGGGCCAACGGTGAGATCGAGGCTGGCCGGGTGGATGATGAGACCGGCGAGTTCTGCCCGCTATCGCTGTCGGCCATCAACCGTGCCCTGTACCAGTACAACCTGCACCCGGAGCAGCTGCGCCGCCCCAGCCCTAAACAAGTGCTGGCCAGCAAGCATCCGAACCATGTATGGCAAATCGACCCGTCGCTGTGCGTGCTCTATTACCTGCCCACCAAGGCCGGTGAAGCTCTGCAGGTGATGGACGAAGCCAAGTTCTACAAGAACAAACCGGGCAATATCCGCCGTATCGAGAAGGAGCGGGTCTGGCGTTACGTCATCACCGACCACACCAGTGGCGTGATCTTTGTGCACTACGTTCTGGGCGCCGAGAGCGGCGTCAACCTGCTGACCGCCTTTATCCGCGCCGCGATCAAGCGCGATGGTGACCCGTTCCACGGCATCCCCCAGGTGGTGATGGTCGACCCCGGCAGCGCCAACACCGGTGCGGTGTTTCGCAACGCCTGCCGGGCGCTGGGTATGCACCTGCAGGTGAACGTACCGGGACAGCCCTGGGCCAAGGGCCAGGTGGAAAAGGCCAACGATATCGTCGAGCGCTCGTTCGAGCATCGGCTGAAGTTTCTGGCGCATCCGCCCACCAGCCTGGATGAGTTGAATGCCGCCGTCGAGCAGTGGATGACCTGGTTTAACGGTACCAAAACGCACAGCCGTACCGGCAAAACCCGCTATGCCGTGTGGCAGACGATCCGAGCCGACCAGCTGATCATTGCACCTGATGCCCAGGTGATTCGCGCCGTAGCCATGAGTAAGCCAGAGGTGCGTAGGGTGTCGGTACAGCTGGAGGTGAGTTTCCGTGGCCGAGCGTATTCCGTCGCCGGTATTCCCGGCGTTCAGGTGGGCATGCAGCTGGAGGTAATGCGTAACCCCTGGCACGAGGATGTGGCTGGCGTGCTCTACAAAAACGAGGACGGCCGCGAGATTGTGCAGCTGGTACAGGCACAGGAACTCAACGAATACGGCTTCCCGATGGATGCACCCGTGATCGGCGAGACCTTCCGCAGCCATGCCGATACCGCGCTGGAAACCAATCGCAAAGAGGTAGAACGCTTCTCCATGGGCGCCGGGAGCGATGCCGAGGCCGCCGAGAAGCGCAAGCGTGGCGCTACACCTTTTGCTGGTCAGCTGGACCCGATGAAACCGATTACTGATACCCAGCTGCCCGATTACCTGCCCAAGCGTGGTACTGAGCTTGATGTGCAGGCCCCAACCGTTCAGGCGCTGCGCCTGAACCATGTCGAAGCCGCCCGCCGCCTGCGCGATCGCCTGGGGGATGAATGGACGGGCGAACACTACAACTGGCTGGTTCAGCGTTATCCAGAGGGTATCACTGAGGATGACCTGCCCGGCATTGAAGCCGCCATGCGCCGATCCAAACCGACAGCGCTCAGAGCGGTTGGAGGTGAATGATGTCAATGCGACTCGATCGAGTGCTGAGTTCGTTGGACTTTTCCAAGTCTGACCTGGCCCGTCAGGTACACCTGTCTCCAGCAACGATTACGCAGCTGGTGCGCTACAACAAGTGGCCCAAGTCACGAACCGTTGAGGATTTTCAGGCCGAAATCATCGACATCCTGCGTGCCAATGGCCTGCAGCCTTATCAGGAAAAAGGGCTGTTCGAGTTTGAAAACCGCCCTCTGGCTCCAACCCAGAGGACGGCCCCAAGCCATAACCCAAACGCTGAGCAAGAGCATAACTTGGAGAGCATGATGCTACTACGCAAACAGACCCTGAAACCAGATACCAAGCGCATTTTCGGGTTGTTCCGTGACCCGTTTGCCGAGGTGCGCGCCGCTGAAGAGGTCTATCTGACGCACGATATCCGCTATGTGCGTGAGTCCATGCGTGTCGGGGCCAAGTTTGGCACCTTCATGGCGATCGTGGGTGAGTCGGGTGCCGGTAAGTCGACCCTGCGCAAGGACTTGGCCACTTGGGCAGCCAATGAGCATGACCCGATCATCCTGATTGAGCCTTACGTGCTTGGCATGGAGGAGTCCGACGAGCGTGGCAAAACGCTGAAAGCTGGCCACATTGCAGAGTCCATCATGCGCTCGGTAGCTCCAGGTGAAAAGATCAAGGCCAGCTCTGAAGCGCGCTTCCGCCAGTGCCATGAGGCTCTGCTGGAAAGCTTCCGCGCCGGCAACCGCCATGTGCTGATCATTGAGGAGGCTCACGGTATGCCGATCGCCACCCTCAAGCACCTGAAACGCTTCTACGAGCTGGAAGACGGCTTCAACAAACTGCTCTCCATCATCCTGATCGGCCAGACTGAGCTGGGCCGCCGCCTGGACGAACGCAACCCGCGTGTGCGCGAGATCGTGCAGCGTTGCGAAGTCGTGACCCTGCGCCCACTGGATACTCACCTGGAAGGCTATCTACAGCATCGCTTCAAGCTGGCAGGTGTTGACCTTGCCCAGATCATGGACGCCAACGCCATTGAGGCGCTGCGCAACAAACTTACCGGACAGGGGTTCTCCGCGCTGTACCCCCTGGCCGTGCATAACGTCGTGACGGCTGCCCTGAATGAAGCGGCCCAGCTCGGCATCCCGAAACTGACCGCTGACCTCGTGAAGGGGGTGTGACATGTCAAATAAGAAGGATCTGCAAAACCAGCTGATTACTGAGCAGCTGGCCAAAACTCAACTGGCTGTTAATCAGCTGAAAGCGCTGAATCTGACAGTGGTGAGCATCGATAAAATTGGTGAGCGCCCGTGCATCCGCATTATGCCTGGTTATGGCTGCCAGCATCTCGAATCAGCCTGGACCCGGCGCTCTATCGTGAATGGCCGCCGCAGTGTCGAGAAGGTAGCGCTTCTGGCCGACTGCCAGATCAGCTGGGAGGTACATGCGTGAGCTATTACATCATCAATTTACCCGCAACGCGCCAGGCGCAACAGCTGACCTTTCTGGCCCGAGACTACCCATGGGACACCACTGCGCTTCAGCAAGCCCTAGTTGTTAGTGAGGATCGCCTGAATGCCAGCCTGGAGCGCTTTGATAACGGCCGGACAACCCGCGCCGTTCTGATCAACATCGTTGAAAGCCATACCGGCGACTGGCGTGAGCTGGTCGGCTGGACTATTCCCGAATCGAAAGGAGCCGCAGCATGAGTCAGGCACAGCAAACTATTCCTGAAACTATTCCTGATGGGTACATGCAGAACGCCATGGGGCACCTGGTACCGGCTGGCCAGGTATCCGAGCAGGATCAACTGCGTGACCAGCTGGTGAACGACCTGGCCCCGGCGGCCATCGCCCTGCATGAGAGCCTGAAAGCGTTCAAACAGAAGGCGCTGGAGGACATCGAAGACCTGATCACCATCGCTGGTGAGCGTTACGGCGCCAAGCTGGGTGGCAAGAAAGGCAACGTTTCCCTGACCAGCTACAACGGCAAATACAAGGTGGTGCGTGCTTTCCGAGAGGTAATCGCCTTCACCGAAGAGATCGAGGCCGGTAAGGCGCTGATCGACAACTGCCTGAAGCGCTGGAGCAGCAATGCGGACCCGCACCTTCAGGCGGTGGTGGAGCAGGCTTTCCGTACCAACACCCAGGGCGAAATCCGCACCGGCAAGATCCTGGATCTGATGCGCCTGCAGATCGATGACGACGAATGGAAGAACGCCATGCAGGCGCTGCGCGATGCCATGAAGAACTGCGGTACAGCTGTCTATGTGCGGGTGTATGAACGCATCGGGAAGTCGGATCAGTACAAGCCGATCGCGCTTGATCTGGCGTCAGTGTGAGGTGGTGACCATGCCGAAATACATGACGATAGGTATCGAGCTGTCAGATGAAGTGGACTATCCAACCATCAATTTTGGTTCTGAATTGCTGACTGGACGGATAGTGTCAGCCTCCATTGATGATGTGTTTGAACAGCTTGATGCTGCCGAAGAAAAGCTGGACCAGGTCTCGGATATTGCCTTGGACGCATTGGCCTCACACGAACTGGAGCATGACTGCCTGGTTGCAATTGAAAAGATCAAAAAGCTGATCAATAAGCATGATGCTGAGGAAGACTGATGACAAAAAGTACAGAACACACGGGCATTGTCACCATCCAGGATCTAGCTAAAACCGTTGCCTTTGCAGCTCGACTGACTGAGCTGCAAGCACAGCATGCCATTCTGGCAGTCGGGAATGCAGTGGTTGCCGAAGTTGCACAAAATCGCGCTGTTCAAATCGAAGGTTTCGGCATGTTTGATAAGGGTTTCCGCTCCAACGGAGAACCGGCTATCCGGTTTCGACAGCACAACAATGCGCGGGAGGCGTTGAGGTCATGAGCATCAGATTGCCAGTCACTGAAAATGACATCCAGGAAGTACTTGCTTGGTCTGAGGAGCATGTCGAAGGCGAGACAACTGACCACGAATGTGGCTCCTATGAAGAAGGCGTACATGACACGATCAAGTGGATGTTGGGACTGACCCACTTACGACCGGATGGGGTGTGAGATGGCTAAAAACACACGCACACGCGACTTGGCAGCTATCCATGCTGCCAAGCGCGACCTTGCATTGGATGACGATATTTACCGAGACATGCTGGAAAGCTGGACCGGGAAACGAAGCTCAGCGAATCTGAATGCCCGTGAGCGTGGCATGGTGCTGAGCAACCTGGGCAGGCTGGGAGTTCAGCGCCAGCTTCGTCAGCAGGTGGGCAGTCACCCCGGCAAACCCAATAACCTGGACTCAACTCCCATGCTGCAGAAGATTGAAGCGCAGCTGGCCGATATGCAGCTGCCCTGGAGCTACGCGGATGCGATCGCCAAGCGCCAGTTCAGCATTGAGCGTGTGGGCTGGCTCAAGCGTCGCGAACATTTTGAGGCGGTGATTGCCGCACTGCATGTGGAGCAGGAAAAGCGGTCACTATGGGCAGGTGTTGAGCGTGAAATGCTGCGCCTCAGTATCACCGAGGCTGATATCGAGCGCGACTACAGACCCAGAAAAGGCTGGAAACGCAACCGTAAAGCCCTAGAACAACTGCTCAGCCTACTGATCCAGAAGGAGGTGGTTGTATGTCACGCGAGGGATCTGTAATGGAAGAGCGGCGCAGTGAGCTGCTGGCGGATGTTCATGCCCAAGCGGCCACGATGATGCAGGAGTTCGGTATCGATGCCGCAGTGGCTGACCAGGTAGGTTGCGCGCTCGCCGATCACCTGGCCCAAAACTGGGGTGGCCAGAACTTCACAATCCCGATGGATCATCACTACCGTGTCAGCAAACGCGACCAAGAGATCTATAGTGAATTCGATGGGCGCAATCATCACGTACTCGCCCGCAAATTCAATATGAGCGTTCGGGGCATATATAAAGTCATCAAACGTGTCAGAGCAAAGGGTGATCCGGATCAGCATACGCTGTTCTGATCCGGCCCCTCTCGGCCCTTCCGCTATCTGAAAATCCTTTTCAAATTCTCATACCACTCCATGTCAACGCATCCCGCCCAATCCCACATTTTTCTCACATACCCTGGATATTTATCTCACCCCTGAACAGTTGTGTTCAGGTATCACCGTATTAGTCTTTTTGGGTGTTGCTTTGGAGCTACAT